ATAAAGTTTAGTTTCTGCGCGTCGGTTGCTTGACATTTGTACAATCATGTCTTTCTTATGCTCAAGAGCCCGACACAAACCCTTGAGAACCTCGTACCTGAACGAAGCTTCGTTCAGATCCTTGCTCGCTGTGATATAAGCTTCATCGCTCATGACCAGATCATCCAGGTCTTTTGCTGTAAGCTTAACGGAAGATGCATTCTTGTGCCCTGCCCGCAACTTGGCGGTTAAGGCATTCACATCAGTCTGCAAATCATTGTGTTCATGCTTTGCTGACGCCATCAGGCCATGATAGTAAGAGTACATGGAAGGTTGGTGTGCCATTTCTCTTTCCATTTCATTTTGATTGATTTCAGAAATGGCTTCGGAGATTTGCTTGTAGTTGTCCCAACTAAAATTAGAAAGGAGTTCTGATAGATCGTTCATAGTTAGTATCTGGTTGGAGTATTTACTTCAGAACTATTAGAGGTCGGAGGGGGAGAGTTTTCGACAGTATTCCCCATATATTTTGTATTTAAAAAGTCTCTTGAGTTTTGTAGCGGGGGAGAGGTTTCTTTCTTCTTCGGGTACATGCTATCAAACAGGTTTTTCTTTAGTAAGGACAAAGATCCCAAAGCATCCACTACAATATAATCTCCAGCAATGCCTTGGAAGATAGATTTTGAAGGATCATTTTGATTTGTTCTACACAAACCAAACTTTTGTCCTACTTGAATGAATCTACTAGTATCATCACGAAAAGATACGTCAGTCGAAGAAAAAGTAGTAAAGAACCAAGCTCCATTCCTGTAAACACTTATCCTTCTTACAGGGAATTCTGTCTTGGTCTGAAGATCATTCAGGGTTAGGTTTCTCATTTATAATCTCAAATAGTTTTTGGTTAAGGTTTATCAGCATAAGCCAACCTCTAGAAACTAAAGTAGTCATCTCCTCATTAGTATGAGTTGGGACGATACCTGTTTCCTCATGGCCCCCCAAACCACAAAGCTCAAGGACAATGTGAGTAAGCTCATGAACCAGAGTCTCCCTGGCTGTCTCATGATCCATATCCTTCTCCAAAGAAATAATTCCTTTATCGAAATCTGCGGAACCAAAACACTTCTCATTAGCTTCCTTTAATCCTCTCTTGATATTTAGTGTGTAAGAACGGTATCCAACCAAAACTTCTGTTATAGACTCTTCAGCGAGTCGCTCTACAATGTGATGTTCTTTATCATTCGGCATCAAAACCCCCTTCAATCTCAGTCATTCTAAGTGTACCATAATCAACACCCATATGCACGCAAAACCTCGGCCTACCGTTCCGAGACTTCATTACATAGGCACGCATGACTCCGTTATCGAATTCCTCCTCCGACTGGTTCAAGGACATAGCGAAGTCGCATGTACGGATCTTGCCGTAGCTGTCTCCTAGCTCTGCGTCAGTGATTACGGTAACCATACGTCCTTGCCTGTTGGTTTGCGTGGCAGTCCACACAAGAATATTAAACTCCATAGCTACACCACGAATCTCTTCTGCAATGCGCTGCTGCGCCTGATACTCTTTCTCAATATCCCTCACAGGGCGCAGGAGTTCCAAGTAATCAATAATTACAAGATCAGGGGAAAACTCATTGTAGTTCTGTAGCTGAACCAGAAGGTTGCGAACTGTATTGGAAGACGCTTGACCGGTAGGGAACTCCTTAATCATTAGATCACTCCCTGGGAAACGCTCCTTAAACATCTCCAACCTCTCCTTGACAGTAAGCTGCGAAGAAGGATCTTTAAGTTTAAACTGAGGAACTAGGGTAGCTACAGAGTCGAAACGCTGTGCGATCTTATCTTCGCTCATCTCTAGGGAGACGTACAGAACCTTCTGGCCCTCCATCATCGCCTGAACACCCTGGTTAACTAGGTACAGAGACTTGCCCACTCCAGGAGGAGCCACAACCATCGCCAGTTCCTTCTTACCTAGCCCACCTTCAAGTGACCTGTCTAGCGAAGGAAGCACAGTCTTGTACTTCTCCTTCTTCTCCTCGTTGAATGTACGATCCCATCGCATATGGAGGTCTGAAAAGTAATCTTGTCCAGTGTCCACATCCCGATGGATGAGGAGGGCCTCCTTTACCAGAGCCTCAACCTCTTCCATCCGGTCCTCTTGGACCAACGAGATGCTTTCCGCAATAGCAGACTTCATGGCTTCCTTCTTAGCGAAGGTCTCCACAATGTCTAGCATATACTCCGAGTTACTAATCGTAGCCTCATCAAGGCCATTGATATAAGTAAGCTCGTCGTCATAGTCTGACACACTCTCACGGGACCCTAGTTTATCTTTCACATCCTGAAGAATAAACTCATCCGTAGGAAGCTTGCCATACTTTTCGTAGTAATTATGAACAGTAGTAAATATCCGCGCATGAGACGGATACTCAAAATGATCCGGCTTTACGAGGTTGACGATTTGCAGGTAGAAATCCTTGTCAGACTTGAGAAAGTATAGGATTCCGCGCTGAATATTGTCAGAGAAATCGTAAGCCATTTGTTTATCCGTTTTTGTTTGGTTTTGTTATGTCTAGTTTATCGCTACCGATGTCTTTGTAGCCCATCTTGTTGGCTATATCATAGGCTTGCTTAGTTAGTTTTCCACCTGTTTCTATTTTATTTGCGGTCTCTTTGTCAGAAAGCTTTCGGACTAGACCATCTTCAGCTAATTTTTTATAATTTAATTTAGCTTCTTTATACCTAAAAGATTCGTCATTCGTCGCTCGCTTAGTTCCTTCAATGCTATGTTTGAGCCAGCGATCTGCTGAAGTTTTATCGTAACCTTTTTCAGCATGTTTTTTGTGCCTAGCTCGCACAGTGTGAAAATCTTTATCGTCACCCCACTTAACATTTACTTTAAGGTTGGCGTAATATCTTTCTGATAAACACTTACACTTGGGACAGCGCGTTCTGTCGGGGGCTTTACCTACAGGCAGATCTCTGTCCCAGTAAATTCGGCACCCTTGGCAGATCCATTCAAATATAGCCATAATTAATCCTCCCAGTAAGGGTCGTCGTCCCTCGGAAGGGGCTCCAACTCAACAGTCTCCTCCTGTGGAGGCACAGGCGTCTCCTGATTGGACAGCGGCTTCAATAGGTTCGGGTCTTGACATGTATTTTTCAATGTTCTCTTGCGTTAGCGGGATTGCTTGTAGCGGTTCGTTTCCTTTCGACCCTGCCCTATACACAGTAAACCCTTTTAGGTATGGAGAGAAATCTAGAGCAGCTTTCGAAAACTGTTCTGGCGTGGCCTCCGCAGGAAGGTTAATTGTTTTTGAGATGCAGGAGTCGATATATTTCTGAATAGTAGCCTGGACTTTAATGTGGTCCTCAGGTGCTACGTCATAAGCACCGACGAACGGGGAGAGATCCATACCCTTCTCATAATACTCTTGAAAGAGAGGATCAACGACAAGAGATTCTTTCCAGACGTTAGCTTGACGATATCGCCGGTTATACATAGCGGAGAAGATAGGCTCAATCCCACTGGAAAGACCGAAAAGCATAGACGTTGTGCCGCAGGGTGGGATCGTAAGCATAACTGCATTACGGACACCGTGCTTCTTGATTAGCATTCGGATACGAGCGGGGAGAGTCTTAGCGAACTCCTCATCAAGATACTTCTTGTAATCAAACTGAGGGAATGGGGCTTTGTCTCTGGCGAGATAAACCGACATCTTGTAAGCCTCGTCACGAATAGTAGAGAAAAGGCGCTCAAGGAATTCAAGGCACTTCTCATCACCATAACGGAGACCTAGCTTAATAAGCATGTGGTGAAGACCAGTAACCCCTAGACCGACTCGACGAGAACGCTCTGCAACCGTCTTGCACTCCTCAGTTGGGAACGTGTTGACCGTAAGAACATTGTCAAGGAAACGGATGCCCGTCCGAACAGTTCTAGCAAGACGCTTCCAGTCAAGGCCAGTGCCCATTCCCGTATCAGGATCCAAAGTAACCATATTGTCTAGGTTAATGTTACCTAAGCAGCAGTTGCCGTAGCTAGGTAGAGAGATCTCCCCACACGGGTTTGTGCTGTCAAGATCCTCGAAATAGCTTACGTTTGTGTAGCTATTAGCTAAATCAATGTTGTAAATACCCGGATCACCAGACTCTACAGAGTTAGTCCAGATAAGATCCCAAAGCTCACGCGCTTTCATGTCACGCTGGCCTAGCATTTCGAAGGTGTCCGTCCAAGCAACCTTGTGGAAGTTCTCGGCTCTCGCCATAGCGTCCTCAGGATCTAGACCAACAATACGAACTGTTTCGCCATCACTGCTTCGAACCATGTCGTACAGGTGATACTCCTTACTATTAAATGTGAAGTGCCAGTCCTCACCCAACTCAATAGCCTCAAGGAAGCGGTTGGTAATAGCAACGGAAATGTTGAAGTTGTTTAGCTGACCTTGATCAAGCTTAACCGACAGGAACTCAAGAAGGTCCGGGTGTGTTACATTAAGAATACCCATGAGAGCCGTGCGGCGGTTCTTACCTGCGCGAACGTGCTCTCCCACCTCGTTAATCATCTTAAGAACACTAACAGAGCCCGGAGCAGAGTTAGCAACGCTACCGATGTTATCTCCTTTAGGACGAAGCTTAGACACGTTGAAGCCTACACCACCACCAGCACAAGAGATACGGTACATGTCCTGTACAGTCTTACCAATAGAGTCCACGTTGTCTTCTGGGATAATGACGTAGCAATTAAGGAGGTTGTGCCTACCACGGTTACGACCAGACCCAAAAATGATACGACCCCCAGGAATAAGGTCTCCTGAGCCAATAGCATCATAAAATGCTTTTTCGATGCGCTCCTTATCCTCATCCGGTTCCGCAGAAGCAATGGTCTTAGCGATGACCCTGGCTCTTTCGCCCCACTTAGTTTCGCCGGGGTAGGCGTATCGAGATTCAAAAATTGATTGACCCAGAGGGTCGAGGTTTGCATTTGCCATATTTATTTTCCTAGAGATAGTTTAGATGTTCCGTTGGACTTTATCATAGTCACGGTGCGGGCGTTGTCCATTAAAGATTTGAGGTAATTGTTGTGAGTAATTACATACAAAGTCTTAGTCTTCTTTAATTCTGAGAGTAGTATGTAGAGTCCTTCCATTCCCTCAGTGTCTAAAGATTCTGCGATTTCATCGAAAAACATAATGTTAACGTCTTCGGTATTAGAAATCTTCAGTAGGCTTTGTAGTCCTAGCATAACAGCTAGGCTAATCTTCTTCTTCTCTCCCCCGGATAGGGAGATGTAATGAATAGTGTGAGACTTGTGGGTTATTGTCTCATTAAGAGCTTCATCGAATTCAATGAAGAACTTTCCTTGTGACAGGTGAGACAGGTAGAAGTTAACCTTGGCATTAAAATACTCAAGGACATTTCTTATAACAAATTTTACTACACCATTCTCAGAGAACGCCTTCTCCCAGAACTTCATGATCTCGTAGTTGGTATTGTAATCACCTCGCTCATCGTATACATTCTGGATCTTCTCTAGAGTCTGCTCTTTCTGGTCCTCAAGGAATCGGATCTTGTCTTCGATGGATTTGTACTCAGTGACAAGGCTGTAGTCCTTAGGATCAACTACCACTTCCTTGTAGCTTTGGTTTAGCTCCCTAATATCCCGCTGAATACTTTCAATCTCAGCGTCATACGCCGCCATTTTGTCAGCTAAAGAGCCGTCATCCATAGCATCCTTAACCTTTTGCCCGCAAGATCTACAGGTCTTAGCCCTAGCGTCCGCTAGGAAGTCCTGTGCGCGCTTCTGCTCGCCTTTGAGCGTTCGCAGGGCGTCCTTCATCTCCCAGTCAATGCGTTGATTGTGCTCGTTTACAGCTACCACTTCCGCAAGCGTAAGATCTCTGCACTTGTCCATAAGCTCTGGATCAATTTCTTTAAGCAATCTTTTAGCTCCATTAATTTCTGCATCATAAGTCTCCACTGCAATTTGGTGCTCTTCTAGAATCGCTGTCAGCCTCTTGGACCCCTGGTTATACTCGGACTTAAGATACTTCACGGAATCACGCAAAGCAAACAGGTCATCCAGATTAAGGAAGTTCTTGATGATGGTCCTCTTGTCATCCGGGGTGGCTGTAAGGAACTCAATGTTATTCTGCTGTCCAAAGATCGTAGATGCAAGAAACACTTTATAATTTGTGTTTAACAGTTCATCTATCAGCTTCTGGGTATTGGTTGCGTTGTCTGTCGTAATCTCCACGCTATCCTTAAACAGGCGCAGGAACGTAGGCCGCTTGCCACGCTCAATCACTAGATCATTTACCTCGATACGAACAGAGCAATTCTTCCTGCTTCTATTGTTCACCAGAGCTTCTTCCGTAGACTTACGAATCGTCCTACCGAACAGGCCCCATACAAGAGCTTCAATCATAGCACTCTTGCCGGAGCCGTTGGACCCCTTAGTGTCCTTGTTCTTGCCCTCGATCATGACAATCCCTTCACCGAGACCACCTAGATCGAACTCTATATTTTTTATAGAGTAGAAATTACTGATCTCTATCTTTTTGATTTTCATGGATAAGCTTTAAGCCGTCAAGGAGAGTGTCTTTATTAATTTTTGTGTTACTTGCGTTCAGGTACTGCTCAATCAGATCGTCGTTAACCTGTAAAGATACCACCCCTGGCTGAGGATCGAAAACATCTCGATCATCTAGTAGGGGGACATACTTTACCTCCAAAGAGCCCACATCCAGCCCGTCGCATGTCCAAGCCACAGACGAGTCCTCTTCCAAAGAGTTAATAGTGACCCGCAACAACGTAAACCAGTCCTTTTGGTTAATCCAATCAGCATTATCTTTAACTTTCTCATAATCAATTACTAAATGTCTAACCCCAAAATCTATTGGGTATTTTTTGAATCCTTTCTTTGTGATAACTCCGTAATAGCAATCTTTTCCAGCTTCTCCAAAGTTTGTTGAGTAAGGTGTTCCCAGGACTGTAAC